CGCTTACCAGGCGTAGGCCCCACGGGTGGTGGGGGAGGCTTCACGCTCCTCGCCAACAATGGCTCATTTATCTTTACGGGCTCACCCGCGAGCCTGCTGTCATCAAACATTTCGTTGAGCGCTGATTCAGGCAGCTTTATCTTTACGGGCGCGGCGGTGACGTTTCCCTCAGCGCCAACGGGGGCCATTCCGACCACCGTGTTGGTGCCGACAGAAGTCCTGGATGCCCGGCAGTCGGGCGTGCTGCAGTGGACCAATGATCCTCCCGGCTGGCAGCTCGCAGAGCAGATTCAGCTCGTTCCCACAACCTTTAATAGTCTTCCGGCTCAGGCGAATCGTGGCCTGATCGCGTATATTAGCGACTGCAATACCACCACCTTCCACGCGGCTGCGGCCGGTGGAGGCACCAATAAGGTGTTGGTGGTATTTGACGGCGCAACCTGGCGAGTAGGTGGTTAATGGCATCTCCCACAGTTACCAATCCCTCGAATACCCTCGGCGCGAAGACACTGGTGGCGGCAGAAAATAACGTCACGATCACTGGCTTGGAAACGTTTAGTCGAGCCCCATCCGCGCCGTTTGCCGTGCAGGCCGGCTCAGCCACCGTGGCGAATCTCGATGCGGACACAGTAGATGGCTCGCATGCGTCAGATTTCAGCTTGCCATCAGGCGTGATTGTGCAGTTCGGTGGCTCAGCCGCTCCGAGTGGCTGGACCCTGTGTGACGGCACCGCCATTAGCCGGGCCACGTTTGCTGGCCTGTTTGCCGTGTTAGGCACGACCTATGGTGTGGGCAATGGGACCACCACCTTCAATGTCCCTGACTTACGCCAGCGCTTCCCCATGGGCAAGGCGGCCAGCGGAACCGGGGCCACCCTCGGTGCCACCGGTGGCGCGATTGACCTCGCCCATACCCACAATGTGGGCAATCACACCCACACCTATGCCCAAGTCATTGATCACACGCATGGTGTGACCGTCGGCGTGACTGACCCGGGCCATGACCACTTGGTGCATGGCATTCCGGCGCAGTCCACGTCGGGTGTGGTGGGTGTTGGTCCAGGACACAATTATGTATGGGCGGATGGTTCGGGCGACTATGTGAGCCCCGGCACGGCGGTGACAGGAATCACCGCCAGCGGCACCGCCACCTCCCCGGGTGGATCCGTCGGCACCGGCACCACGAGTTCAGCCGGCGCTACGAACACCACCACCAATAGCACGCTCAATCCTCCTTTTGTGACGGTGAACTTCATCGTCAAGAATTAACATGGCGCTTCCACTGCAAGTCCAACTCTTTGATGCCTTCCTGGGTCAAGGGGAAGCCATACACTCAATCCTGCTGCCGGACGTCTTTAGTCCGGGTGGCTCGTTTAATGTGTATATGGACAAGTTTGGCCGAGCGACGCGGTTGGGAGGCTATGTAAGAACCAACAGCACCCCAATCACGACGGACACGGGTGGCTCAGCGGCGCAGGTTACGGGTCTCTTCCCTTACCAGAAGCAAAACGGCACCGCTGCTGCGCTATTCGCGGTCATCGATGATGAAGTCAATGAGTGGGAGCTGTGGAAATCCGGCAACAGCGGCACGACCTGGAATTTTGTCTATGATGCGGGAGCCACGCCTGTTGGGATCAAGCCCGACTTTGCGCAGCTCGGTGATAATCTCTTTATCACTAATGGCAAGGTGGCTCCGAGGAAGTGGGATGGTTCGAGTCTCACGGCGGCGGGCGTGGTGCGCTCGCCCACACCGACGAGTGCAGCCGGTGCAGCCGGTGTGCTCAATGGATCCTATAGCTGGAAGCTGGTCTCCATTTTTAACGACGGCACCAAGAAAGCCGGCTCGGTTAGTTCCACACAGCTGGCGCTAGGCAACCTGCAGGGCTCCCTCACCTGGACGGCTGATGCCGACACCAACGTGAAGGGGTATGAAGTGTATCGCACGTCTGGCACCGGGGGGATCTTCTACCTGGTGGCGTATGTGGATGGGCGCACGACGGTCGCGTATACGGACAACGCCCCGGATAGTTTTCTCATTAACCAACCCGCGCTAATCCTGACGGGTGACGTCCCGCCCACCAGTTATTATGTTGAGGCGCATCAACAGCGCTGCTGGTGGCTCAACACGGACAGTAATCCCACCCGGGCCTATTGGTCTGATGTCAACGCCGGCGATTCTGTCTATACGAATAATTACCTGGAGTTTAACGACGCCGATAAAGTCGGGGATCATATCACCGGCGCGGTGGGAGGCTTCTCGTCTGGGTATTTGATGATTTTCACCGAACACGCGGTGTGGAGGGTCACGGGCACCGGTGATTTGATCGGTGGGTTGATCACGGACTGGAATAAAGCGCGAACGGCGTGTGCCACCGGCGCGGTGTCGAGCCGCTCAGCCGTGCGGGTGCCGGCGGGGGCCCGTTGGCCTGACCAAACCGGCCAAGTCCAAGTCACCAGTCAGTCCATGCTGGCTTACTTTACCCCGTTGGGGGATATCCGCATCACCGATGGGGAAAATGATACGATCGTCAGCTATAGCGTGAAGGATACCCTCGGGGCGTTCAGCTTTGCCCAGCGGGCCAAAATCCACGCGGTCCATGATGCTCAGCGAAAGCAGTTTATTTGGTTTTTCCCCAGCTCCGCTTCGGTGGAGTGTGATTCGGCCGTCGTGGAGTGTGTGGGGACCGCTGCCGTTTAGCGCGAGTTGCCTCCTCGCTGACGGCTCGACGGTGCTGACGGGTGAGGCGCAAGTATCCAAGGGAGCCTACACCTATAATATGTTTGATGGGCAGTCGTTTGATGGCTCGGCATTTACCGCAACCTGGATGACCAAAACGCTGTATACGCTAGATCAAAACGGCAAGCCCATGCTCAGTTGGCGAAAGCGCTATCGCTGGGTGGACTTGCTGTTCGCCACAGAGGGCAGCCCCACGATTAGTGTGCAGTGGTTGGTCGGCTTGGCCGGTGATTCGGCCTCCCCCATCAACGCCAAAGATGTCATGCCCGGCGGGGACGCGATCTTGACCCTGGATGGCGACACGATCCTGACCTTTGATGGGGATCCCATCCTCTGTGCGGCGCAGTCGGTTCAAACGAAAGTGCTCCTCAACACCGATGGAGATTTCCTCCACGATGAGGGGATGCGGCTTCGGGTGACGCAAACAGCCGCAGCGGGAGCCTGGTCGCTGGAATCCTTTGCGCTGGCCTACCAAGTGCTGCCGGGCCTGAAGCGCCGGGAACAATAAGATGGCGTTCACGATTCCCCAGCTGGACCTGGATAGCGTCAAGCGGGAGGCCGGACCCAATACCTCCGATAACATGCGGAAGTTGTGGATGGCCTTTTCGCAGATGGCTCAAACCGTGCTGACGTTGCCCGTGGCGCTCCAGTCGCCCACAATCGGCACCGTCACGGTCCCAGCCAACACCACCTTTATGGTGGGGGCGAATATCCAAGTGACCCCCAGTCGAACCGGGCGGTTGGCCGTAGCCGTGACTGGCAACACCAGCAACAGTTCGGTGGGAGGTCAGAGCGCGGTCGTGATCCACTATGGGATCGGCACGCCTCCGGTGCCCACAGCCGTGCCGGCAGGCGTCGCGATCGGGCCCGGCAATGGGGTGGTGGTGTCTACCACCAATGAGATTGTGGACATCGCGAGTGTGGGCCTCGTGACCGGCCTGGCGGTGGGTACCACGTATTGGATCGATCTTGCCGTGACGGCCGTCACCGGCATTTCAAACTTTGGCAACTTTTCAATCACGATCGTGGAGGTGTAAGTATGGGACTGTTTGATATGCTTGGCCAAGGCGCGGGCCTGGCGGGCACAGCGGGTGTGGGCGCGGCCCTGGCAGGCCCCACGATGGGGGCCTCGATGATCCCCGCCATTATTTCGGCGCTGGGGGGGATGTTTGGGGGCCTTGGAGGCCAGCCGGGTCAGCGCCGGAGTTTCCAAGGCGCTGGCACCCCGCAGCAGCAAACCTTGACCGACCCGGTCAACGCGCTGTATAATCAGCTGCACTCCATGTTCCAGGGCGGCCAAGCAGTGGCTGATCGGCTCAGGCAGCCCACCACGGTTCCTGGGGCGTCAGTCGGCTCACAGGCCATTCACATTCCAGGCCTTCCGTTTCAAATCGGCGGCATGCAGGGCAACGTCAAGCCGATGACGTTTGGCGGGCTCAACCTGCCGCCCGACTTCATGAACCCGAATCCCACCCAGCGCACGCCTGGCACCGGCACAGGAAACTACTAATGGCTCAACTCAAGCAACCTGGGGATCCGACCCAAACGGCGGATAATCCCTACGCCCCCCAAGCGAATGGCAGTGCCTACGACGCCGGCACGCCTGGCGCGGTTGGTGGGGGTGGGGGTGGGGACATGACGCCCATTCCTCCGCCCGCCACGACCCAGCAAATGCTCAACGAGGGGGGTGCAGGCCAAACGCCGCCCCAAACGAACGTCCCGCCTCCGGTGCAGCTGGGCCAGCCCGCCCCAAGCAACGTCAACCCTGATTGGTGGCAG